AACATGGGCGCAACTATCGTTGCCCAAACTGACTCAGTAGCATATAACGACGCAGCCACTACACAATCTTTTGTTATTCCGGCTGGCGCTCTTATTACTTCTGCAAGCATAGTTCAAACTACCAAATTTGCTGGTACGTCAGGTGTTATTACTCTTTATTTAAATGGTACGGCACTCGCTACTTGTTCAGCTATTACCGCTGGTTCCAACACTAACATTGCTTTTAACCCTACTTCAGATGCGCAGGGTGCTTTGTTTAATAACGTTGGTACAACTGACGCAATCATTACGTACACAATGGCTTCTAGCGGTTCATTGTCGGCTGGCGTGGGTACATTAGTTATAGCATACATCGTTCGTGGCTCTGACGGCGCTGCTAACCCTACTGCTTCGCAAAACTAATAATCTGGGGGGCTACGGCCCCCTTTAAAACAAGGAGATTATTATGGCGAATATTGGAACTTGGCGTTCTATATCCCAAGTGGGTACGTACGAACCATTTGAGTTGCAAGTATCTCGTGGGCAGATACAAGGGCATTCAATTGTTACGGTTTCTGGATATAACTCAGATGTTGACTCCGCTGCGTATGAAATGATTACGCCTGTTGGAAACTTATCGTACGCAGCGGCTGCTTTGCAAATGACTGTTAGCTCATCTAGCGCAAACGATACTTCGGCAGGCACTGGCGCAAGAACGGTGTTAATTACTGGTCTGGATGCAGACTACAATGTGATTAGCGAGAGTGTAACTCTTAACGGTCAAACCGCAGTAACCACCACAAATTCATTTTTGCGCATCAACAATATGTTGGTAACAACCGCAGGTACTGGATTGTCAAACGCGGGTGCTATTTACATTGGGAGCGGCACTGTAACTTCTGGTGTCCCAGCAACGGTCTATAATTTAATTTCTATCGGCTTTAACACTGCCACATCAAGCCAATACACCATACCTGCGGACTATACTGGATATTTGGTTACTGCGCGGATTGGTTTAGCACAAGATGCTGGAACCACTCTAATCACAGCGCGTACACGCTTCATTGGTACAAACGGGATTGCGATTACTGGGCCGCTAATTGTAACCAACAACGGCATTTCAACAATTGATTTTCCGTATCCTATTGCACTAGCTGAGAAGACTCGCATTCAAGGTGAAGCTATTGGCGGCGCTGATAACAACGAGGCAGCGGGGTTTTTTGAGATTGTTCTAATCAAAAACTTTATAACGAGCTAACATGGCTAAGTCACCAGCATGGCAGAGGAAAGAAGGCAAATCCGAGAAGGGCGGTTTGAACGCCAAAGGGCGAGCCTCTTACAACGCAGCGAATCCGGGGAAACCCGGGTTGAAAGCACCACAGCCGGAAGGCGGGTCAAGGAAAAAGTCTTTCTGTTCCAGAATGGAAGGGATGAAAAAGAAGCTTACTTCTGCGAAAACCGCGAACGATCCGAACAGCCGTATTAACAAATCACTACGCGCATGGAAGTGCTGACATGGAAAATAACGACGTTGCCAAGCAATCGCTAGATGTGTTATCCGCTGGGGTAGGGTTCTTGTCTTTTCTTAACTTACTCTCTCCTTTGTTTGGTTTGATTGCCGCCATTTGGACATTGATGCGCATAGCTGAGATGGTTACCGGCAAAACCTTTTCTCAATTAATTGGTGCTAAGAAGGATGATCATGAAAAAGAAAGTTAAAAAATTTGCTGAAGCGGGGTCTGTCGGCGGTTACGGTAGATTTACTGAAGACAACCCCAAAAGCGTAGAAGATATGAAAAGTGGTCTTTTTGCTGGCGCAGCAGCCCCAGATGAAAGCGATACTTATGCTCCGAAAACCAGAACATTTAGTACTACTAGCCCAGCTAAACCTCGTGTATCTGCACCGAAAACAAAAGTAGGCACTGGCGCAAGTGGTTTTGGTTTAAAAGACCCCGAAATGGAATCCGCTTCTTCTGTAATGAAACGTGGTCAAGCCGGTGCATCTGATTCAGGCAAAAACGCAGCCTTAGATAAACTAATGTCTGATAGAGAAGCTAATGCCTCTCGCGAAGCACGTAGACGTTCTGCAATGGTAGACAAAGCCAATGCAGGAGTTCCAGAACGCCGTAGTAACGTAGATGTTGCTAAAGAACGTCTTGCAGGAGCAACAAGCGGAAAACAGGAAGAAAAAACTAAAGCAACAAATACACGATATCCAACTAAATACGGTGATTTTTCTTTTCAAGAAGGTTTTAAAAAAGGCGGTAAGGTTTCTTCTGCTTCGTCCCGTGCAGACGGTATTGCCCAAAAAGGTAAAACTCGTGGGAAGATGTGCTAATGCCTAGCGTTAGTAAAAAACAGCATAATTTTATGGAAGCGATTGCGCACAATCCTTCCTTCGCTAAAAAAGTTGGTATCAAGCAGTCCGTAGGTAAGGAGTTCGCATCTGCGGACAAAGGTAAAACTTTTAAACAGGGTGGTGATATGGCTGAGTCAAAGAAGATGGTTAAGAAAGAAGTTGCATTCATGCAGAAAAAAGGCGCACCAAAGTCTATGGTTAAGCATGAGATGGCTGAAGCTGGTATGAAAAAAGGCGGTTTTACTGCTCCTACCCCAATGGGTAAGGTAAGAACTGCGGCTCCTAGCCGTGACGGTGTTGCTGAAAAAGGCAAAACCAAAGGCAAGCAAGTGGTTATGGCCGGCAACAAACGCATGAACAAAGGCGGGCGGACCTGCTAATGCTATCTTCACGCGGCATGGGTTGTATTAACCCTTCCAAAATGCCCGGCGGGAAGAAGAAAGCCCGTCGGGATGACACCGACTTTACTCAGTACAAAGAAGGTGGGAAGGTTAATGCTGCGGGTAACTACACCAAGCCCGGAATGCGTAAGTCTATGTTTGAAAGCATTAAGGCTCGCGCAGTTCAAGGTACAGGCGCGGGGCAGTGGTCAGCTCGTAAGGCTCAGTTGCTTGCAAAGAACTATAAAGCCAAGGGCGGCGGTTACAAGTGACATGGTCTAAAAAGTACAAGTCGTCGATTGATTGTGATAACCCCAAAGGTTTTTCGCAGAAGGCGCATTGTGCTGGTAAGAAGAAAATGGCAAGCGGTGGGGTAGCTAAACCCCAACAAAGCTTAAAAGACTGGGGTGACCAGAAATGGACAACCAAAAGCGGAAAGCCATCGTCAAAGACAGGAGAACGTTATCTCCCGGAAAAGGCAATCAAGGCACTAAGCCCAGCCGAGTATGCCGCCACAACGAAGGCAAAGCGGGCAGGGAAGCAAGCAGGAAAACAATTTGTAGCGCAGCCTAAAGGCATTGCGAAGAAAACAGCGGGGTTTAGATAATGGCTGTAACCACAAGCGTAACTACGTTTAACCCAAACCTCAATGATTTGATGGAAGAGGCGTTTGAGCGTTGCGGTTTAGAGTTGCGTACTGGTTACGACTTTCGTACTGCGCGGCGTAGCTTAAATTTTTTAATTACGGAGTGGGCGAACCGTGGTATTAACTTGTGGACTATTGAGCAAGGGCAAATCCCGTTAATACAGGGGCAGTACATTTACGATTTACCTCTTGATACCGTTGACCTTCTTGAGCATGTTATTCGTACTAACCCCGGGCAAACTAATAATCAAGCAGATTTAACTATTACGCGCATTAGCGTTTCAACCTACGCTACGATACCAAACAAATTAACGCAAGGACGTCCAATTCAGGTATGGGTAGACCGCCGTTCTGGGCAAACAAGTGATGTAACAGGCGCAACGCCACAGGCACCCCAAATTAATGTATGGCCTTCACCAGACCAAGGCACGGTATCCCAGCCGTATTACTACTTTGTTTACTGGCGTTTGCGTCGTATGGCGGATGCTGGCACAGGTGCCAATGTTGAAGATATACCATTTCGTTTCCAAAACGCACTCGTGGCTGGGCTGGCATATATGATTGCTGCCAAAAAGATGGATGTGCCGATGGAAAGAATAGCAATGCTTAAAGCACAGTACGATGAGGCTTGGGATTTTGCATCGACTGAGGACAGAGAAAAAGCAGCGGTTCGGTTTGTGCCCCGCCAAATGTTTCTTGGTGGCGGTGTGTAATGGGTAATAGGTTTGCGTCTGGCAAAAATGCAATTGCCGAATGTGACCGTTGTGGATTTAGATATAAATTAACGGTACTACGAAAAGAAATAATTAAAACCAAGACGTATAATCTCTTGGTTTGTCCGACGTGCTGGGACCCAGATCAACCGCAGTTGCAATTAGGTATGTTTCCTGTGGATGACCCACAAGGTATTCGTGATCCGCGCCCCGACTTAAGTTATTATCAATCTGGGTATTCTGGGTTGCAGCTAACAAATACTCCAAGTTCGTCTGAAGAGGCGGACGGTGATCCGAGTGGGGGTAGCCGAGTGTTTCAGTGGGGTTGGGCACCTGTGGGCGGAGCAAGTGGAAACGATGCAGGGTTAACACCCAATTATTTAACGTCACCAACTGCCGTAGGCAGTGTGACAATCTCGTAGGAGTAGAAAATGGATGCAAAGCAAGTTAAGCGAATCGCGGACAAAGAAATTAAAGGTCACGAGAAGCGTATGCACAAAGGCGCTATGAAAATGGCTAAAGGTGGAGTTACTACGGATCAGATGAAGTCAATGGGCCGCAATCTGGCGCGTGTTGCTAACCAAAAGACAGGCTAAGGAGCAGACAATGGCTAAATTTTCTCAAAAGCAAAATGGCAAAGAAGTAGGCCAAGCTGCTGTGTATGCCGCCCCGCATACCATGCAGGGTAAAGCTGTTGGTATGGATATTGGTTATAAAACCGATCCTAATACCATGAGTGCCAAAGAGTCTACTCCCGGTGGTATGCCAGCACGGCGTGTGAGCATGGGGGACCCAGCGTCTACTCAGATTAACAAGAACGGCGAAGTCAAGATTCGTGGCACCGGCGCAGCTACTAAAGGTTTGATGGCTCGTGGCCCGATGGCTTAAGTTAACAGTAGGCTAGGAATAATTTTACAATGAACTACGCAGCGTTATCTACAGCGATACAGGACTACACCCAGAACTACGAGACTACTTTCGTAGCTAATATACCCACGTTTGTACAACAGGCAGAAGAACGCCTGTACAACACTGTCCTGCTCCCAGCGCTGCGTAGAAACGTTACAGGGGTAACGACAAGCAATAGTAAATATTTGTCATGCCCTACTGATTTTTTATCTGTGCTTTCTTTATCTGTAATTGATGCAGCAGGTAGTCAGCAGTATTTGCTCAACAAAGATGTTAGTTTTATACGATCAGCATACCCAGATGCAACAGCTACAGGTATCCCAGAGTACTATTCTTTGTTTGGCCCCACTGTAACAGCAGGAACTATTACAACGGAACTTAGCTTTATTCTTGGCCCGACACCTGATGCGGTTTACGACGTAGAGCTTCACTACTATTACTACCCAGAGTCTATAGTTACTGCGGGTACTTCATGGGTTGGTGATAACTACGATCCTGTTTTGCTTTATGGCTCTTTGGTTGAAGCGTATATCTTCATGAAGGGTGAGCAAGATATGATGACGTACTACGACACAAAATACAAAGAAGCAGTACAACAACTGGTTCGTTTGGGTGCCGGTCTTGAGCAAGGTGATACATATCGTGATACGCAGTTTAAAATGAAAGTGGCTCCGTAATGGCTATTCAACAAGGTCTGACCAATAGTTTTAAAAATGACATGTTTCAAGCAGGTCAGAACATTATTACGGGCACTCTTTACATGTCGTTGTACACAGCGTTTTCGTCAATTGGCTCAACAACTACCGCCTACACGACCGACAATGAAGTGACAGGTACAGGTTACACGGCGGGTGGGGTTCAAGTAACAGGCGCTACGATAAACACAGACGTAGATACTGGTGTCGTGTATGTAAACTTTAATAATGTGTCTTGGCCCGGCGCAAGCTTTATCGCCCGTGGGGCGTTGATATACAACACAAGTAGCAGCAATAAGTCCGTGTTAGTACTGGATTTTGGCGCAGACAAGTCGTTTAATGCGGTTAACAATACGGTAGCTATGCCGGTCAATTCTTCAACAACAGCTTTAATTCGTTTACCTTAGAGGTCATTATGCAAAAAGAATTCGGAAGCTACGGAGACAACGCCGTAGCCACAATGCAAGCAAAAGGCAATATTGCCCCAGAAACTTCTAGTATAGAAGGCCACTACCACGTTGTTTGCCGCGACAAAGATGGCAACATCAAATGGGAAGAAGAATTTCCTAATTTAGTTATGGCTGTTGGCAAGCAGTTGATGCTGGATACGTTGTTAGTAACGGCTTCTGGCTACACTCGTGTAGGACCATTTTTAGGTTTGTTGAAATCTGGTTACACCGCTGCCGCTGCGGATACGATGTCGATTACTACTGCAAATGAATTTACTGCTTATACAGTTGGTGGTTCAGCAGTACGTGGTACAGCGTCATTTTCAGCGTCTACTTCGTCAGGCACAACTCCATCAAACGTAACTACTTGCGCAGCTTCGTCAATTACCTACACCATTACAGGTGCAGGGGGTACGGTTGCTGGTTGTTTCTTGGCTACTGGCACTGGCGCGGTATCTACGCAGTTAAGCACGGCGGGTACGCTGTACTCCGCAGGTAACTTTACAACTGCTAAAACCACAACGGCTGGCGACACAGTTGCCGTGACATATAGCACAACCGCCACTTCGTAATGTTTGGCACGTCGTCATTTGCGGCTACCCCATTCGCGTCACTTGCGAGAAATCTTTTTGCTTTATCCATTACTGAAAATAGTGGGTTAGCAGATACGCCGTCAATACGGGCTCAGTTTGCTGTAAGTTTGGTTGAAGCCAGTACGTTAGCAGATGGCAGCACTCAGCTTTCGGCGTTTTTGCAAAGTCGTGCAGAAGGCAGCACGTTAAATGATGTAAGGACATTTTTTCAAATATTTACATTTAGTCTTGCAGAAAATAGTGGGTTAGCCGATGGCAGTACGCAGCTTTCGGCGTTTTTGCAAAGCCTTACAGAAAACAGTACGTTGGATGAAATAGACGTAATTGGTATTGCGTATGCTGATAGCGTAACCGAAAATATAAGCGTTGCGGACGCTAATACAGCCGTGTTTGATGCGGTGTTTGCAATAACAGAAGATGTGAGTGTTCTTGAGGTAACAAGTATAGTTGGTACTTTAATATTTTCAATTAACGAAAACAGTACGTTGTTAGACTCAAGCATTGTCCGTGGTTGGTTTACCATTTACAACAATGAAGACCCAAATTGGACTGATATAAATACGGAGTAATCATGGCATTAGTCTTAAAAGACCGGGTTCAAGAAACAGGCACGGCAAATACAACCGTTAGTTTTACACTTGCTGGGGCGGTTACAGGATACCAATCTTTTTCAGTTGTTGGCAACACCAACACTACATACTACGCTGCTACTGACGGTTCTGGTAACTGGGAATCGGGCCTTGGTACATATTCAACTACTGGCCCAACACTAACACGTACAACAATTCTTGCATCTAGCAATTCTGGATCGGCTGTTACTTTTTCTGGCACAGTAACAGTATTCTTAACGTACCCATCATCCCGTGCACTTTATCTTGATGGTACAAGCGCAAACATTAACGTCAGCCAAGCAGCGTTTACTGCAAACGGAATTCCTTACGCGTCGAGCACAAGCGCATTAGCTACTGGCTCCGCGCTAACATTTAACGGCACTAACTTAACTACTACTGGAAGTGCGACTGCGGCTAGTTTTAACCCCACAAGTGCTACGGCTCCAACAGCAGTAGGTATGTATCGTTTAGATAGTACAACCTTTGGTTTTTCAACTAATTCAACTAACACAACAAAAATAGGTACAGGAGGTATTGGCACCGGAACTTCTGTGCCCAACGCAGTTCCAGCTAGAGTTTATATTGATACCATTGGCAGTGTTTTAAACTATACCCCCACCACTACAAATGCGTTTGGTTTTTATAACGCCGCAGGGGCGTATGCAAATCCGATTTTTACTGCGACGCAAATTAACGCAAATTCACTTAAGGCACCTAGCCTTAACATTGATGACGCTGTAGACCCCGGAACCATTACAACTGCTGCCACACTTTATATTGAAAACGAACCAACTGGCGCGTCCATTACAACGATCACGAACCCATACGCATTGCTTATAGGTGGGGGTACAGCAGGACTTGGCGGAGGCGCGGTTATTACGGGCGCAAGTTATAGACAAAACACAAACGGGAGTTATTTAAGTATTGGTGGGGCAAACACCGTAAACATATTTGGCACTTCAGGTTCATTGTTTAATGTAGCTAGTACAACAATTACTACACCAAATACTGCTCCTAGTTTAGCTTCTTCGAGTGGTTTCGGAACTACCACTTTTGCCTCAACACTTGCTGGGTCAACAATAACTAATGCAGTTACTTTGTACATAGAAGCCGCACCCGCAGCAGGTACAAACATAACAATTACCAATGCGTATTCGCTTTATATAGCTTCTGGTGCTTCATATTTTGGTGGCGCAGTAACTACAACAGGGACAGGTACTTTTTCTAATACTACAGGCAATAAGCTTGTAGTTAGTGGCGTAGTTTCACAGGCTGCATGGACAACTACAGGCCCTGCTATCAGTGTTGCTTCTAGTACGTACACATCTAGTGGCGGTTTAACAGGAACTGTTGCGGCTAGTAGCTTAGGAACACCAACATTTGCAGCGACCACACTCGCACAAACAGTAACAAATGGAGCAACACTATACATCGCAGCAGCCCCATCAAACGGAACTAACGTAACTATCACTAATCGTTACGCACTTTATGTTAACTCTGGTATTTCGTATTTTGGTGGTGCGGTTGTATGCAATAGCAATATTACGTTAGCTGCGGGTACCACATCATTAGCTCCAATTGATTTTACAGCAGGGTCGTTACTGACCTCACCAGTAGAAGGTGCAATGGAGTTTGATGGCACGGCATTTTATACAACAGATGATGTAACCGACGGTCGCGGATACCTCGCGTCTATTCACTATTTCCGTTTAGCTGCTGACGTTACTGCTTTTGGCCCTGCCATTGGTAATTTTTTTGGCTCTACTTCCGGCATGAATTTAGACGCTGGTGTTTATTATGAAGTTGAAGCGAATTTGTACTTTACAAAAACTACTGCTGGTACAGTCACATTTACTATGACGTTTAGCAACGGGCCAGCAAACAATGATGCGCATTACGTTGGAACTCCAGTTGGCGGTATTGGTACAGTAGGCGCACCCCAAACAGCAGCTATTACAAAGTCTACAGCTACTGCTGGAGCATTACCTGTTACTGGAACTTTGACTACAGCAGTTGACCATCAATATGTATTGCGGTCTATGTTTCGAGCTAATGCGACTACAGGTGGAACATTCAATATTCAAATAACATCCAGCGCAGGAACGGTAACACCATTAACAGGTAGCTACTACAAACTTACTCGTTTACCCGCAGCTAATACTGGCGCATTTGTTTAATAGGGGAATAAAATGGCAACTTGGAAAATTAGAAATATGAACTGCATCTTGAATCAAGATGGCAAACAAAACATCGTCAAAGAAGTTGAATTTATTATTGATGATCTGGTTAACGGCGTAGTTGCAATACCCTATGCAGACGGTAATTTTCTAGCATATGATGATCTTACAGAAGATGTTGTGATTGGTTGGGTAAAAACGGCCTTAACTGATTCTGTTGTTGCTGCTTATGAAGATAGGGCATTCGAATTACAAGCCCCACCTACTACGGGGTACAAAGGGCTTCCTTGGGCTTAAAGGCAACCTGCTGGCCTTAATAGCAGAAACTAACGGAGAAATAAATGAGTGACATTAAACTAACGCTAACCGTGGACGAAGTTAACCGTGTTCTAGGTGCGCTAGGCGATAGACCCTTTATACAAGTTGTTGACCTAATTACAAAAGTGCGCACACAAGCGCAGCCGCAAATACCAGAACAAAAAGCCGACATGGTTGCTGACGAATTGGTAGGCTAAAAAATTGATCCAATTACCATCCTCGCCGCTGCGAAAACTGCTGCTGCCGCAATACGAAAAGGTTGTGAGCTTTATCAGGAGTACAAAGCGCAGGGGATGGAATTGGTGGACGCGTACGGTCAAGCCAAGGATGTGGTTGCTGACCTTAGTAGCCATCTGGGAAATTTTTTTAAATCGCATCAACAGCTTGAGAAGCACGTTCACGAAGAAGAACTAAAGGCTAAAAAAGTTCGTGACCCTGAGTTGTCGGTAAATCAGGAAGCTTTTAATCGGGTACTTGCACAGAAAGAAATGAATAGGCTCGAGACGGAGCTACGCGAAATGATGGTGTACCAAGCGCCCAAAGAACTCGGTGCTATCTGGTCTGAGTTTGAAGTAATGCGCGACAGGGTGAAAGCCGAGCGGGCTGAAATACAGCGCCAAGAAACAGTAAAACAGCAGGTGGCAGCATGGCGACGGGCAAGTATAAAAAGAAAGATCAAAGAGCAACTAACGTCAATCGTGGCGGTGGTGTTCATAACGTTGTGGTTTCTATGGGTGATGATATTAATAAGGACGAGCGCGACGTACCGTGGTCTCTACTCATCGCCGTGGTGGTCTTGTGTTTTGTGCTGATTCTCGCTCTCCCCATCATGGGGATCATGTATATGGATATGAATAACGCAACAGCCGCAGCGATGGAAGAAATAAAGAAAATGCGTGAACTACGCGCCAAAATACTACTAGGAGTACAGGAATAATGCTTACACTACTTTCAACGTTTTTATCGTTCCTGATGGGTGGTTTGCCTAAACTACTCGACTTCTTTCAAGACCGCGCAGACAAAAGCCATGAGCTAAAGCTGGCTCAGATGCAGACCGAACGAGAGTTACAATTACTGCAAGCAGGGTATGTTGCACAGCAACACATTGAAGAAATTAAGTTAGACGAGATTAAGACCCAGACACAATCTGCGGAGAAAGTCTCGCTAATCGACGCACAAAAAGCGGAGATGAATGCTATATACGCCCATGATATCGCAATCGGTCAGGGTGCTAGTCAATGGATGGTTAACTACCGCACAGGAGTGCGCCCAACAATTACGTATGGTTTCTTTGGCTTGCTAATGCTAGTAGAAATTGGCTTGTTCTTGTACGGCTGGAACCGTGGTGTGGAGTTTAATACGTTGGCAAACATGTTGTGGGATGACGAGACTCAAGCTCTCTTTGCGGCAATAATCAGTTTCCATTTTGGCGGTAGAGCGTTTGGCAAATGATTAGCAAAAAAGCACTTGAGATGATAAAGCATCATGAGGGGGTAAAACTCAAACCCTATCGGTGCCCTGCCCGACTTTGGACGATCGGCGTGGGCCATGTAATTGAAGCAAATCACGCAAAAGTGCCGTTTGAAGACAGGCTAAGTTTGCCTTGCCCAGAGGGATGGAACCGTGTGTTTACAATGGAAGAGGTAGATGCCATACTTGCAAAAGACCTTACTAGGTTTGAATCAGGAGTTCTTAAGTATTGTCCTAGTGCTGGCAGTCGCCAAAGCTGGCTGGACAGTCTGGTCAGTTTTAG